TCTTCCCCGCTGGAGGTCGCGGCTGCGGCCGCCTGTGCCGAACTGGCCGCCATGCCGGTGCCGCTGCGCGATCTGTGGGATCCAGCCACCTGTCCGGTCAATCTGCTGCCGTACCTGGCCTGGGCCTTCTCGGTCGATCATTGGGATGAAACCTGGACGGAAGATGCCAAACGCAGCGTCGTAGCCGCCGCTTTCTTCATCCACCGTCACAAGGGCACCATCGGCGCTATTCGCCGCGTGGTGGAACCGTTGGGTTACCTGATCAAACTGCGCGAGTGGTGGGAAACCAACGGTGAGCCCGGCACCTTTACGCTGGATATCGGCGTGTTGGAGAACGGTATCACCGAAGAGATGTATCTGGAAATGGAGCGGATGATCGCCGATGCCAAGCCGGTCAGCCGCCATCTGACAGGCCTGGCGCTGAACCTCGAAGCCGCTGGCGCAATCGACGTCGCCGGCGGTCAATATGATGGAGAGCTTACTACCGTGTACCCCGACTATGCCAGTCTCGCCCTGCAAATGCTGGAGGGACATTACCAATTCTTGCAACGTAATACCGGCACCACGCTGGACTCGACTCAGCAACACTTCGTGTTCAACGACGAACATGTTTTGGCCGATTCCCGTCATGAACGCGAGCTGTCGCGCATGGCGGGGCTGCCGAACGACGCCACCACCGAAGGACAGGCTCTGCAGATCCTTGGCTATGCCCATGCGTATCTGGCGACCGGAGAACAAAAATATTTGGATCAGGCCATCGCCTGTTTTGACGCCTATGTGACCTACTTTTACGACGGTGCGCCGATCCCTGACAGCCCTCAACGCTGGATCGCCAACTGGATCGTCAACGCCAAAGAGCCAGTGCCCGCCAATTGGCCGGTCGATACGAGGGATCCGACGCATAGCGGTTTCAAAGGTATTCCGCTAACGTTCAACAAGGGCCGTACGCAGATCCCTCACGGCGCGCCCTACTGGGGTGAATATCTCGATATCGCTACTTTCGCCTTCGACGGCGCGCTGGCCTGGGATGCCGTCAACGCCCAGGTGCGCGCGCTCAATGCCGCCGGTGAAATCGACTGGAATAACGACGGTACACGCTATGACGTGGACTGGATCATCAATTGGCAGGGTTACCAGATCGGCGCCGACGGCGAGATCCTGGCCAAAGGGCTGCCCGCTGAACAAATCGGTACGGTGCAATTAAAAGACGCCACGCTCGGCGGCAATCACAAGCTGAATTTCGCCAATCGCCAACCGGTCGAACACGGCGGCGTGTTAATCGAACGCAATCAGGTACAGCATAACCGTCCGCTGCATGTGCCGGTCCCGCACAACGCCATGGGCAACGCGGCCGATGCCGAGCTGTGGTTTGCCGACGCCTGCTATCTGCTACACAGCATCACCGGCGAGCAGCGCTATTTCAACGCCTGGAAAAGCGTTGAATTCACCGCGATGGAATATACCGATATTGATGCGCAGGATAAGTTCTTTCGCCAGAGCCGCAGCGCCAATACGCCGTTTACCGACGGCATCTCCTACGATTGGTCATACCCTTCCGGTGCGCCGGTAAGCTACGGCCGCAGCGCCGAAGGCATGATCACCATTCGCAAAGAGATAGCATCGCAACAATCGCTGGAACAACAGGCAATCTGGTTCCGCATTAATCGCCAGTCAAAAATCCGCACCTGCTTTGGCGGCGTCGACGATCAGAATCAGCCGATCTCCTGCAAAATACAGCTATCTATAGCACCGGAAAAAAACGCGGCGAGCACCACGGAATGGGGCATCGGTCTGCCGCAGTCGCTCCAACCTCAGGTAAAAACTTACGACATCGCGCTCAGCAGCCTGGCGGCGCTGACGAAAGAAGACGGCAGCGACTATCTGCTGGCCGATCTGCGCGCAGTGACCGACTACGGCGGTTGCGCGATCGCCAGCCAATTTGAGGAACAGGTTTACGACAGCCGCAGCGCGACAGTGATCCAAGCCCGTTTCCCCAATGACGACGCAGGTATGGTGATCGGCGCCTGGTTGACCGCAGAGGAAAGTTTCCCCGTTACGCAGTTGGTCTATCGCGCGGACGCCGACTTCAACCTGCGGCTCGAAGATGATGACAAATGGCGCTGGTATTGGATGCTGCCCGCCACCGGCGGCAAATGGCAAATCGCAAATTTCGCCCCGCAAGCGGCTACGCTGAGCGGCTATCAGCCGGACCATCAGGATGTCGAGCCCAAACCGGCTGCACCTCGCTTCAGCCGCGTCAAGCAAGTAACCATTCTGCAAGACGGAAATGTACCGGACGCCACGTTCAGCTACTACGTACTGAACGACATTCCACCGACGCTCAACGCCGATGACGGCTACACGATCCGCTATCGCATCACGTTCCAGGCGGCACACCCCTACACCGCGCTGTTGGGAGACTGCACCCTCCTGAATCACCGCCGCGACGGCCTGTTCTGTACGCCGGGCGTCATGCCGTTCTCCAACATTTATCAGGCGGACAGCCAACAATTCGATGGTTGGCACGGCATGCCTTATCCGGGCTACCAGTACCCGTTCATTTTCGTGCACGCCGCCGCCGATCCCGACGGGGTGATGCTCAACAACATGGTCGAGTTTCTGTGGCAGTCGCAGCAGTGGTATCAGCAGCAATTCGGCGTGCTGGGCCCCAGCGCATCGGCCTATATCTGGAACCGTTGGGACAATCTGAGTTACGGTCCGGCGGATACCTGGACCATGTATCACTGGGGTGACGGCACGGCCTGGTCCGGCTATCAGCCACGCGCCTTCTTCGGTGCCGCGCGCGCCTGGCTCGAGTTACAGCAGGCGAGCAAAACGCCACCGCTCAAGCTGGTGGAATATGTCGAAAACTGGCTGCGCTGGCTGATTGATTTTACCAATGACGCCGGCGGTGTCACGCCGACCGATTTCCCGATGGCCGGCCTGCCGCAGCCCGATGCACAGGATTTTACCGGCCACATGTGCGGCCTGTGGCTGGCTGGCGCGGTGCTGGCAAGAATGGCCGGAAGTGAAATTGAGGGCCTCGAACACTTTATCGAACAATGCGTTACGGAATTACAAAGACATTACCTCTCCACCGGTGACGTGATGGACGGCGGCTGGTCGCCCGCGCCGCGTCTCGGCACCGATAACGGCATGTTCTTCGGCTTTTGGTCAGGCGAGATCCTGCGCGGATTGAGTCTGTATGTGATGTATAAAAACGGCCTTACCTACCCGGCCGGCAAACAGAAGAGAACCACACCATGACAGCAAAATACCGCGCCCTGCTCACCGAACAGGGCAAAGCGCTGCTGGCTAACGCTGCAGCAACCGGCCAAAAGCTGGAAATTACGCATATGGCGGTCGGCGACGGCGGCGGTTCGCCAACGCAGCCCGATGAAAGCCAGACCAAGCTGGTGAACGAAAAACGGCGCGCCGAGCTGAATTCACTGCAGATAGATACCGGCAACAGCAACCAAGTGATCGCTGAACAAGTGATCCCGGAGGACGTTGGCGGTTGGTGGATCCGCGAGCTGGGGCTGTATGACAAAAACGGCGTGCTGGTGGCGATCGCCAATACGCCCGACACCTACAAGCCGCAGTTGACCGAAGGTGCCGGCCGCACCCAGGTCGTGCGCATGGTGCTTCTGGTAAAAGGCGACGCCAATGCGGCGATCGTCGCAGACAAGACCGCCTTACTGGTCTCGCGCGATACGCTGAGTGCAGCCATTGCCGAACATGCCCGCTCGCGCAATCATCCTGACGCCACCTTGCTGGCAAAGGGTTTCACTCAATTGAGCAACGACAGCAATAGCGGTAGCGAAACGCTGGCCGCTACCCCGAAAGCCGTCAAAGCGGTTAACGATGCCTCGCTGAAAATCGCGGCGAACCTGAAAGACCTGCCAAACAAGTCCGTCGCGCGCGGCAACCTGGAGCTGGGTACTGCCGCCACACGCAACGTCGGCGCGCAAAAAACCAACCTGATGGAGGTGGGCGCGTTCGGTTTGGGGGGGGGCCCGATACATCGCGAAGACGCTCTGAGCAACCGTGGCGAAATCTATCGGGTTACGGGTGCATCGAAAAATGCGCCGGGCGGCGGTGTTTATGGCGTCTTGAACCTGCCGTGTGACGGCGGCCCTTCCAGCGGCTATCTGGCGATCCAGCCTAATGGATCATCTTACATCGGCACGTCCACGACCCCTGACAAACCGCTGAACTGGTACCGAATTTACACTACCGGCTTTAAACCGACGGCCACAGACGTCGACGCCTACAGCAAGGCGGAAGCCGACGGGAAGTTCGTCAAACAGAGCGGCGATACCATTACCGGCGCTTTAACGGTCAATGGAGCGATTGAGAGTAAATCCGGCCTCACTACACCCTCTTTAGCCGTAAATGGCAGCGTAACCATCGCCGGAGCGTTGACCACAAAAGCCGGTGTCGAGCTGTTCGGTACCACCCCCTATCTGGATTTTCATTACGGCAATAGCAACGGTGACTTCGATGTCAGACTCATCAATGACAACAAAGGCACCTTAGCCTTTCACGGCAATGAATATTACGTCAATGGCAAGCTGAGCGCGACGGGTGATGCCTGGATAGGCGGAAAGGCCAATATCAACGGTATGGCCGCTTTTTATAGTTCTGATTTTATTACTAAACAAGGAAATCTTACTCATCCCGACGGCAATCGCCAAACAAACGGTATGCGTCTACAGGGGCAAGGTAATCTGCTCGTCGATCTTTACCACTATGAGAAGGTCGGGAGCCACCATGAGTTCGGTATCCATGTTGCCAACGGCGGGGCCGATGGCTGGTTCAGCTTCCGTAATAACGGTGAACTCCGCGCGAACGGCACCTTATTTGCTGCAGGTGCCGCTTATCAAACAGACGGCAATATTAACGGCGGCATTTGGGGAGGCTATTTAAGCAACTATCTCAATCACAACTTTGTGCGGGATGTTCGCCTGGGTAATGTGGAAAGTATCGCTACCTGGCGAGGCCCCGGCTATTCGGATAGCGCGGGTTATGTCCTGACCGGCGCAGCAAACAACAACGTGGATGAATACATCGACGTAATTTTCCGTCGTCCGCTGCAAAAACACATTGGTGGCAATTGGGTTACCGTCTGGAGCGTATAATGATGAATAACATGAAAAACTTTACCCTCGCCGCGCCGGAAACGGTAGAACAGAAACAGCTGGCCGCCTCGCACGGTGTTTTGTTTTTAAAATCCGATGCCGGGGAAGACTGGTATGAATGTCAAAAAAGCTTCCGTCCTGAGACGGTAAAACTGATGTATGACAAGGACGGGATCATTCGTTCAATCACCGCGAAACCGAATGCCGAAGGCCATTATGACGTTTCCGGATTTTTCCCAGAAAATATGAGTGTGGCGGAGGTCGAAAACTTGCCGGAAGGCGCTGATATCAACGGCCGCTGGATTTTTGATGGAGAAAACATCATACCAAGATCGTATTCAACTCAGGAGCTACGGCAACAGGCCGCCAATAAAAAACAAGAGTTGATTAAGCAAAGTTCGCTGCAGATAGAAACGCTTAACGACGCTACTGATCTGGGAATGGCGAGCGAAGAGGAACTGCGGCTGCTGACCCGCTGGAAAACCTACCGCGTATTGCTTAATCGGGTCGATCCCGAAGCGGCCCCGGATATCGACTGGCCGCAACCACCGCAATAACGTCGTTCAACGCCCCGCCCGGGGCGTTTTTTTTCTTTATTTTTCCTGCTGTTGTACCAGTTATCCCACACCCCGAATGAGATGCGGCACCACCTCCCAACAGGCATGCTGTCATCACCAACCACAAACGGAGTAATGCTATGGGTGACTATCACCACGGCGTGCGTGTCCTCGAAATCAACGAAGGCACCCGCGTAATTTCCACCGTCTCGACGGCCATTGTCGGCATGGTTTGTACCGCAGAAGATGCCGATGCAACCCTGTTTCCTCTCAACACCCCGGTGCTGATTACCGACGTCCTGGCCGCCAGCGGCAAAGCAGGTAAAAAAGGGACGCTGGCGCGTTCGCTGCTGGCGATCGCCGAGCAGACTAAGCCGGTAACCGTCGTGGTACGCGTGGCGGAAGGGAAAGACGAGGCCGAAACCACGTCCAATATCATCGGTGGCGCCGATGAAAACGGTAAGTACACCGGCATGAAAGCGCTGCTGGCCGCTCAGGCCGAGCTGGGCGTGAAACCACGCATTCTGGGCGTACCGGGCCATGATAATCAGGAAGTGGCGACCGCGTTGGCCGGCATCTGCCAGCAGCTGCGCGCTTTCGGCTATATCAGCGCTTACGGCTGTAAAACCGTGTCCGACGCCATCAAATATCGCGCCAACTTCAGCCAGCGCGAACTGATGCTGATTTGGCCGGACTTCATCAACTGGAATACCACCACCAACAGCAGCGACATCGCCTTCGCCACCGCTCGTGCACTGGGGCTGCGTGCCAAGATCGACCAGGAGACCGGCTGGCATAAAACCTTATCCAACGTCGGCGTCAACGGTGTGAGCGGTATCTCGGCCAGCGTATTTTGGGATCTGCAAACCGCAGGCACCGACGCCGATCTGCTGAATGAAGGTTGCGTCACCACCCTGATCCGCAAAGATGGCTTCAAGTTCTGGGGATCTCGCACCTGCTCCGACGAGCCGCTGTTCCAGTTTGAAAACTATACCCGCACCGCGCAGGTATTGGCCGACACCTTGGCCGAAGCTCATCTGTGGGCGGTTGACCGTCCGCTTACCCCGACGCTGATCCGCGACATGATCGACGGCATCAAGGCCAAGTTCCGCGAACTGAAATCCGCCGGTCTGATCATCGACGGTGACTGCTGGTATGACGAAAGCGCCAACGACAAAGAGACCCTGAAGGCCGGCAAGCTGTTTATCGATTACGACTACACCCCGGTACCGCCGCTGGAGGATCTGACTCTGCGTCAGCGCATTACCGATCGCTACCTGGCGAACTTCGCCGCATCCGTGAACAGCTAAGGAGACTGAAGCATGGCACTGCCAAAAAAACTGAAATACCTGAACCTGTTTA